GGGTGGGCTGTAGAAGCTTCAGTTACCCTAGGTGATACTGCTACTACACACGTAGTTTGCACTAACGCTAAGATGGTGCTTATTGAAACAAGTCATGCTTTAGACATTGGTTTTGCAACAGCGGAGGCTAATATTACTGATAATGATATTATGCTTCCTGCTGGTGTACATACTCTTGTCGTACCTAAAGCTATAGGCAATGCCACTATCCTAAACTATAGACGGGGTAGTAGCACAAGTACATTAGTACGTGTAGTCTTATCGTAATTCAAACAGCCTTGCTGTGTACTTTGTGCATGGCGGGGTTGCATTAATAGCTGTATAAATTTTAACTTGAACATGGTATAACTACCTTATGACTTAGGTATCAACTAGCATAAGGAGAATCATACCATGTTCAAGAATATTATTAAATCAATACAAAATGCACAAGCACGTAGAGTAGCATACTGGCAATTACAACATATGTCAGATCAAGCTCTTAAAGACATAGGGGTAACAAGAGGTGACATCAGGCAAAAAGTCTACCGTTAATGCGGCAGGTAATTATACTAAGCCTAGTATGCGTAAGCGTATTTTTAACTCCGTTAAAGCTGGCAGCAAAGGTGGACGGCCCGGTCAGTGGTCGGCTCGTAAAGCACAGCTTATGGCATCTCGTTACAAAAAAGCAGGTGGAGGTTATACATAATGAAGGGCGTAAAGCACTATAAGAAAGATGGGACGGAACATAAAGGTGGCACTCACAAGATGCCTGACGGTTCTTTGCATACTGGTAAGACTCACAGTAAGACAAGCGTAAAGTTATTTCACTATAAAGACCTAAGTAAAACAGCAAAGGCTAAAGCAGATGGCACTAGCAAAAAGTCAAAAAAGTCTTAAAAAGTGGACTAAGCAGGACTGGCGAACCAAGAGTGGTAAGCCCTCTACACAGGGGCCAAAGGCTACTGGTGAAAGATACCTACCTGCTAAAGCTATTAAGTCTCTTACTGATTCTGAGTACGCTGCTTCAACCAGTGCCAAACGAAGAGGCACGGCTAAGGGTAAGCAGTTTGTGGCTCAACCTAAGAAAGTTGCCAAAAAAGTAAAGTCATACAGGAGTTAAAACAAATGCCAGAGATTATTATGGAACGTGTACTCAAGTGGCAAATCATGCCACGTATTATGATGCTTGCAGTTACTGTACTTACATATCAAGCAGTACATTGGTTTATGACATTGCCTGATCCATCAATACAACAATCAGGACTTGTGTCAATTTGTATGGGCGCACTTACAGGTTGTTTTGCTGTATGGCTAGGAAATGAGAAGCACTAATGATAGGACAACTTATAGGTAGCCTCACAGGACTAGCTACCAGTATCATAGATGGTAAGACACAGATCAAATTAACTGAGGCTGAGATTAAAAAGAAGCAGCTTACTGGTGAGATTGATTGGGACTTGGAAGCAATGAGAGCTACCGAGAACTCATGGAAGGATGAATGGATTACTTTACTATTTAGTATTCCTCTTATACTTGCATTCTGTGGTGAGTGGGGTAACGCTATAGTTGCACAGGGCTTTGCGTCACTAGAGGTAATGCCTCAGTGGTATCAGATTGCATTAGGTGGCATTGTAAGTGCCAGCATAGGAATGCGTTCAGTGAGTAAGTTCTTTGGCAAAAGATAATGTGATAAAAATGCCACAGTTAAGTGAGGCTGACAGGCAGTTTATTGTACTCGAGAAACAACAAGAGTTAATACGAGAGCAATCAAAGCTCATAGCGGAGAAAAGTAATGGGATTTAAACTATCATCACGTAGCATAGATAGACTTGGCGGCATTGATGCTGGACTAATAACTGTAGTTAATACTGCTATTGACATGACTAAAGTAGACTTTGGTGTGACATGCGGTATGCGTACCCTAGCAGAGCAGGAAGCCTTGGTAGCTAAGGGTGCCTCACAAACTATGAAGAGTAAGCACCTAGAGGGCCGTGCAGTTGATCTGGTGGCCTATGTTGGTCCTAACATTACATGGGCTTTGAATATGTATGACGATTTAGCTGACGCTATGGCTGATGCTGCACGTATTCATGGTGTACCTATTAAGTGGGGCGCAGCTTGGAGTGTAGGTAACATTGCTGAGTGGGACGGTTCTATGGAGGACGCAATGAATAGCTATGTGGACCTACGTAGATCACAAAGTCGCAGACCATTTATTGATGCTCCACATTTTGAATTAATGTAAAGGTGTATACCTTTATACTAATAGTTTATCTTGGCATAAACAGAGAACGTATAGAGGACACAATGGTATTCAATACTATTGAACACTGCAACTACTACGCTAAAGAAATGACTAAGAGATACAGCACACACGGCATAGCACCAGAAGACAGAGCTATAGCTTACTGCTTACCTAAATATAAGGAACTAAAATAATGGCACGTAACCTCACAGAAAAACAACAAATGTTTCTCAATGTACTGTTTGATGGTGCAGGTGGTGATGTAGTACTTGCTAAGAAACTAGCAGGGTACTCAGAAACTTACAGTACCAGTGATTTGATTAGAGGCATAAAGGAAGAAGTACTTGAAGCAACTCAAATGTATATGGCAAGGAATGCACCAAAGGCTGCAATGGCTATTGTTGGTGGTCTGTACGACCCCACAGAACTGGGCCTTAAAGACAAAGTTGCGTCTGCAAAGGAACTACTGGATCGTACAGGATTGGTTAAAACAGAAAAGCTCCAAGTAGAAGCTAAGGGTGGCGTTATGTTAATGCCAGCTAAGAATAAAGAAATGTGTTCCTGTGGAGAAAGCCTAGACAACTGCACGTGTGATGACTAAACCATTTGATAAATATAAACTTCCTCAACCTACTGATGTAAAAATAAACAATGAATGGGTTGACATTCCTAGAATATCACGTACAATACCTTTTGGGTATGTAGTTGATCCTGAAGATAATGATGTACTAAAACCTATACCCGATGAACTAAATAAATTAGTGTTAGCTAAAAAGTACCTAAAACAATATTCGTACAGAGAAGTTGCTAATTGGTTAAGCGCACATACAGGTAGAAGTATATCACATGTAGGGTTAATGAAACGGGTAAAGAATGAAAGAAAAAGAAAAAATCAGTCTACAAGCCTACGCAGATGGGCAGAATATGCGGAAGCGGCAATCGCCAAAGCGGAAACCCTCGAAAAGAAAAGGCTCGACTGCAAAGAAGACAGAGAAGAAAGCAGTGCCTCAGTCTAATATAATTGAACAAGAGTATATTAAACAGGTAGAGGAAGATCACAATGTTATCTTTAAGCCGAATGAGGGACCGCAAACTAACTTTCTTGCCGCAAGTGAAAGAGAAGTCCTGTACGGAGGCAGTGCTGGTGGGGGTAAGTCTTACGCTATGCTTGCTGATCCTCTTAGGTACATGGGTAATTCCAACTTTAGTGGCCTACTATTACGTCACACAACAGAAGAACTAAGAGAACTTATTAGTAAGTCGCAGGAAATGTACCCTAAGATTTGGCCCGGTATTAAATGGTCAGAACGTAAGATGCAATGGACTGCACCATCAGGGGCTACTCTATGGATGAGTTATTTAGATAAGGATCAGGATGTTACTAAGTATCAAGGATTGGCATTTAGTTGGATTGGTTTCGACGAACTTACCCAATGGGCTACACCTTTTGCTTGGAATTATATGAGATCACGTTTGAGATCAGCAGACTCTGAGTTACCTCTTTGTATGAGAGCTACTACAAAACCCGGTGGCAGAGGTCATCACTGGGTTAAAAAAATGTTTATTGATCCTGCACCTGCAGGTAAGTCATTTATTGCTACAGATATTGAAACAGGTGAGCCGTTAAAGTACCCTGCAGGACATGCTAAAGCAGGTAGGCCATTGTTTAAACGTAGGTTTATTCCTGCAAGACTAAAAGATAATCCGTACCTGTCGCAACAGGGTGACTATGAAGCAATGCTTTTGTCATTACCAGAGCAACAACGTAGGCAATTACTAGACGGTGATTGGGACATTAAAGAAGGTGCTGCCTTCACTGAGTTTAATAGACACGATCATGTCATTGAGCCTTTTGAAATTCCTAATAACTGGGTTAAGTTTAGAGCTTGCGATTACGGTTACGGAAGTCACACAGGAGTCCTTTGGTTTGCGGTTAGTCCTAGTGAGCAGTTGGTAGTGTACAGAGAACTGTATGTATCTAAAGTACTTGCAGTAGACCTAGCTGACATGGTACTTGAGGCAGAGGCTGGTGATGGTAACATGCGTTACGGAGTACTTGACTCATCACTGTGGCACAAACGTGGTGACACTGGCCCTAGCCTAGCAGAACAAATGATTATGAGGGGCTGTCGCTGGCGTCCATCAGATAGAAGCAAAGGCTCACGTGTAGCTGGTAAAAACGAAATACACAGGCGTTTACAGGTAGATGAGTTTACAGAAGAATCACGTATGGTATTCTTTAATACTTGTACTGAAACTATCTCGCAACTACCTGCAATACCATTGGATAAAAAGAATCCAGAAGATGTTGATACACATGCAGAAGATCACTTGTATGATGCATTACGTTATGGTATAATGTCTCGACCACGCTTTAGTATATTTGACTACGACAGTAGGGGTGTACCTCAGAATAGTATGCCTATGGCAGACTCAACTTTTGGATATTAAGGAAATATAAATGGACGAAGATAATACATTCATTGAAGACGAATCAATAGTACTAGAAGATAGTGAGCAGTCTTCTATAGACGATTATCAAACCAATAATATTATTCCTTACATTGAGGGACGTTTTAAACGTGCAGAGGACTACCGTAATCAAGACGAACAACGTTGGTTAGCTGCATACAGAAACTACCGTGGTATCTATGGTCCTGACGTACAGTTTACTGAAGCTGAAAAGTCAAGAGTTTTTATTAAAGTTACTAAAACAAAAACATTAGCTGCATATCAACAACTTGAGTCCATTATGTTTGCTAACAATAAATTTCCCTTGACAGTAGACCCTACTGAATTACCAGAGGGTGTAGTAGCAGATGTACACTTTGATCCTAAAGAACCTGAACAGATTAAAGAGTCAGAAGAAAATGATCCTGTAACTCCGTATGGATATAAGGGTGACGGTAAAGAACTAGCTAAAGGTGCTACAAGTAAGACACTGGGCGAAATGCTAGGTTCACTTACAGATAAACTAAAAGGCATTGATGGTTTAAAGAATGGCACAGGTATGACACCTACCGCCGTTACGTTTAGTCCTGCTATAATTGCTGCAAAGAAAATGCAGAAGAAAATACAGGATCAGTTAGAAGAATCTAACGCAAGTAAACACTTACGTAATACTGCGTTTGAAATGGCATTATTTGGCACTGGTGTTATGAATGGTCCGTTTGCTGTTGACAAAGAGTATCCACATTGGAATGATGACGGTGAGTATAACCCTACTATTAAAACAGTACCGCAGGTATCTCATGTATCTGTGTGGAACTTTTACCCTGATCCAGATGCAAACAATATGGATGAAGCACAGTATGTAATTGAACGTCACAAGATGTCACGATCACAGTTACGTCAACTTAAGAAACGTCCTTTCTTTAGAGACAATGTAATTGATGAAGCAATACAACTTGGCGAGAATTATAATAAAGAATTTTGGGAAGACGATCTATCTGACTATGCACCTGATCATGGTGTAGAACGCTATGAGGTACTAGAGTACTGGGGTATGGTAGATGTAGATTTCCTAGAAGAGCAGGGAGTAGACATCCCCTCAGAGCTTAGTGAAGTAGATGAACTACAAGCTAATGTGTGGGTATGTAATGGTAAGTTACTACGTATGGTAATTAATCCATTTAAACCTGCATGTATA